ATCGGGAAGCGTCTCAGAAACGAACTTCGCTACGCTTTCCTCGGTTATTATTCCACTCAGAATCAAAGCGCCCACCACGCCAGCGGCTCCCAACGCCACACTCCCACTCTTGAGCAACGCGGCTCCTATGGATGCCATGATTCCAGCCGTGAACAAATCGCTGAGTGTGTTCTTGTCCACATTGAATATGCTGGCTATTCCATTCACAACCTTGGTCTTGAAGGTCTCCTTGTTGGAATCCCACCATTCCTTCACGCTCTCCCAAACCTTGTCCCACGCTGGCTTGAGGGCTTCCTTCACGGTATCGAATGTCTTAACTACATTTCCAATGAGATAACCCAGAGCATAGGCCAAATCATACTCCGCTCCATCGACTCCCTGTAGAAGGTCGGCCAGCGAATTGAGTATATCAGCTTTGGAGTTGTCGAACTCGGTCTTGACTGGTTGGAGGATATCCCCGAACTGGGCATAGGCCAGATTAAGCCTAGTCGTGGCCTTCGCCCCTTCATCTATTTCGGCATTGGCTTTCCTGAACTCACGTCCCGCCTCTCCGTAGAGCTTGTTCAGAGTCTCCATTATAAACGCCTGTCTCTCCTGTCTGGTGGAAAGTCGGCTCATTTCACGCTCAAACTGCTCAGCGGAATACCCTGCTGTGACAAGGGCATTGCGTAGGTACTCCGTCATTTTGCCTGTGGAGGCAGTGACCGTTATGTTCTTGAGGTATTCGTTTATAGGGAACGTCTTGCCTACTGTGGCATACGTTCCGCTCAGTATGTCCGTCCAAGTATTGAGGTCTTCCTCTGCATTGGACAGCTGTCCTATCAGAGTCACCGCAGAAGTGACATCCTCAACCACCGTCCCCAAAGTGGCGCTGAACTCTATGTATGCTTTCTCGGCGCTCTTTGCCGACAGGCCAGCACTGGTGTAGGCGGTGTTCAGTGTAATCATGGTGCGCCTAAGACGTTCCGTGCTTTGGGGAAGGGTGTCTATAAGGCCTATGAACGATTTCACCGTATCGACTGCCTTGCTGAGGCTCTGTGTCACAAGATTGGATATCACACCCTTGAGTACAGTGAAGCTCTTGCCAGCCTTGGCTATGGTCTTCTCAAGTTCCTTGAATCTGTCGTCCAATGTCTTGCTAGCATCGCTCTGCTTCTTCAAATCCTTGGTGGACTCGTCACGGACATCGTTGTCCTTCTCCTGCGAGACAGTCAGCTTCTCCAAGCTCTTGCGGACGCTCTCCTGCTCGGCATAGGACTTCTCCAACTGTTTGGAATAGCGAATTATGTCCTTGTTGACCCTATCGACCTCACTGGACTCAGCACCATACAGTTCTATGACCTTCTGCTTCTTCTGCTCAAGAAGGTCTAAAACGGATTTCTGCTGTTCAATCTGCTTGCTCAAAGAATCGAGACGACCTTGGAGACCTTCCTCGCTCTTAGTCCAGTCCCCCAAAGCGGCGGCAGACTGCCTCCAGATGGACTCGTTCTCACGAATGAGCTTGTCCACCTTCTGTATCTTCTGGGTGAAATCGGATATCTCAAGGGTTATCGTACCACCGATGCTGTCAGGCATGTCCTCACCTCCACGCTACAGGAACATCCTCAGAGGGTCGCTTTTGGCTGTCGGACTGTAGCCCATCTTCGCCAACTTCCGCTCTTCGTCCCTGTCGCTTTTCAGTATAAGGTAATTCAACGCATTTATAAAGTCCTCCACGTCACTTGAGAGGATTTCAAAAGGAGAGCATCCCCATACCTTGCACATGGTGTCCATGCAGTCCATCAGGGAGTAGTACATGGGAAGGGGTGGTTCATCCCCACCCCTCGTCAGTTTTTTGGCTGTCTTATGTTCTGTGCAGAGTTCACTATCTGTGTGAAGAGAGCCATGAGGTCTCCAAAGTCGCACTGGTTGATGGCTTCCTCCTTCGTGAGGGTCGGGATTGCGGCGCAGACCAAATCGGCTATCTTCTCCACACTCTCCTTGGATGTTGATTTCTTCTCCATACCCTCGAATGCATCAATGAAACGGAGGAACACACCCATGCTTATGAAGTCGGTTCCCTTGGTCGCAATGATTTCGCTTGTCTCAAGATTGTAGACGTTGATTGAATATTTCATGTCATTCTCCTTTGAATCAGATACTACAATCCTAAATGAAACAAAAGCTCGTGTCAACTATCCCTTTACAAAAGGAAAGGACGGCTCCTTACGGAGGCCGTCCTCAATGGGGGTGCTAAATGCACACATTAAAGTACCATTGCAACGATTTGTTGTCAACCCTTCTTCTTGACGATTGTAGAAAGGTTGGTGGGTGTGACCACCTGCTCAAACCAGTTCTTGCTCTCAACCATCTCCGATACCTCGGTGTCGCATATCACACGCTTGCAACCATTGTCCCCACCAAAGGTGTTGACTGTCCTGATTGCCGAATAGACCAACTGCATACCGTTGACATCGGTGCTTGCATCCTCGGTCTTGGCATTCTCGGCTGGCATCGTGAAAGTTCCCTTGAGGAACCACACAAGCATCTTGGTTCCATCCACAAGTCCTATCTCCGCTCCTACAGCGAAGTACTTTTCATGGTAGGTTCCGTCGTCTATGATGGCTCCAGTCGTAGCATCGACCGTCTTACCCGTAATCTCGGCAAGCTGTGCAGGTCTGAGGAAAGCACCATCTATTGTGACAGTCGTCTCGGCTTCCTGTCCAGCTCTGTAGAACAGGGCGTTGTCAAAGTATGTGTCCGCAGTGGAGCTGTTCACGCTCGTAGCAAGGTTTCCACCGGGAATCAACGGCTTTGGTTCACCTACAGTGTAGCCATCGGCGGCATCCTTAGTGACCTCGGCGTAGACTATGTTCTTTAGTCCTCTCGAAAGTGTAAAATCGGCCATATCATATCTCCCTTACATGTTCGATATATAGAAAATCGCAGTCCCACCCCAGACGGTTGTCCTCGTCCGATGGTAGGATATCCCATCCCAAACCATCCGTCTTGAAGCCCACCGCCTCAAGCACGTCCCTAATCTTCCTTTTGTCCTCCTCCAAGACCACAGGGTCTGTAGAGAACAGCTTCAATTCAAAAGTCCACTGCGTCAGCATCCGTAGGTCGTTGAGCCAAGCTATGTCGTAGGTGTCGGCTACATGGAACGTAACATAGGTCGAAGGGACTTCTGGTGGAAGGGCGTTCTCTTGGTACACCACATACCCGACCGCCTCCAAAGCGTCTATGAAAGCCTGTTTCACCATGAATCACTCCTCGAACAGAGTCTTGATATACGACTCTATTATGTCCTTCTGCTTCGTCTTCATCTGCTTGGTCTTCTTCCTCAAGGCTCGATTGAGGAACTGCGCACCAGTTATCTTGCCTGTATAGCGCCCGTCCTTGGTATACCTCTCCACAGTTCCGTAGTTGAGGTACTGGCTCAACCTGCCATCGTCGGTCTTGGGGTTGTCGGTGTTGTCGAACTTCCATCCCAACTCACCCTTGACCTTTATAACGGTACTGTCCGTTATCTCTGTGGGACGGAGTGTATGGATAAGCCTCTTCTTGGCTCTGACGGAAAGGATGTCGTCGTTCGTAACCTGTTCCCTCAGACCCTTTTCAAGAATGCCCCCACTCTCTCGTATCGCCTTCTCAGCCACCTGTTGCATCTCCTGTGGAATCGAAGGAAGGTTCTCTGTAAGCTTGGTGAACAGCTTCTTGTCCAACGTCAGCTTAACCCCCATGCTCTCCCTCCGTCCTCTGGCATTTGAACTTCATGTACACATGCCTCAGTTCCACATCTTCTGGCCTACCCATGACAGACCAAGCTGTTCCGTCATACGGATTGACCAAGCGACAGTCGGCCTTGATTCTAGGGTCGAACCAAGTCGTCACTTCGATTGTGTCCAGCACTTGCAGGACACCATCCCTGACGACCTCCGTCCCACCATAGCTCTTGACCGTGGCGTTGATGCGCCCCACCTCTTCGTAGACCTTCGTCACGACACCCAGCTTCTTGACGGTCTTGGGTTCCATCAGAATCAGAGGCGTAGCCATCTGCTCATACCCTGTAGGTCTCCATGCCATCACGCATCCTCCCTACAGAGCTGAACCACACGCTCCCTGAAATACGGTGAAAGCGTTGCATCGCCCTTTCCGTAGTTCCAGAGGTCGGCTACACCCCTTATGATGCAACCCGTGGACTTCTCGGACTCGACCACCATTGGGTCTACGCCAGCACCCAGCATGTACTGCTTCACCTCGTCTATGTAGACGCTGAGCAAATCGTCCATGTAGTCGCTCGTTATCCCCAATGCAGTTTTGACCTTTGCCAAGAAGTCCATTCCGTCACCTCGCTCAAGTGTTCGTGTTTGTAACCGTTATGTCGATGCTCTCACCATTGGAGAACGTGCAAGTGCCGCCTGTGACGACACCAGCGCTCGTGGCGGTGAGGTTGATGGCGGTGATGGTTATCGCCTCACCGCCTCCTCCAAGGTCGAAGTTGTTAGCCATATCTTCGACCACAGCATCGACCGTATTGCCCTTGGCTTCCTTACCAGCGCTATTGAGCTTCTTGGAGAGAGCCTTTAGGGAAAGTACAAGTCTACTAGCCACGTCAAGCCTCCTTTATCACCATCTCGACAAGCGATGTCTTGTCGATTACCTTACCGTCGCAGGCAAGAACGGACTTGACCCTGTGGTCTTCCGTGTCCCAGTCCTGTTTGTACTGCACCCCAAGGTCGTAGTTGGTATTAAGGATGTAGTCTCCGAAGTCGAAGATGAAGGCCACGATGGAACCTGCATTAAGGGTTGTGGAGAATGTGGCGAGTTTGCTGTTGGCCTGTGCCTGATAGAGGACGACCTCTCTGCCAAGAAGGTATCTCTCTGGTCTGCCGTTGAGACCGTAGTTGACTCTGGCGATTGGCTGACCGTTGGAGTCCACAATACCCATGATGGACATGAAGGTCTTCTTGGTCATGCACCACTTTGCATTGGCTTCCTTCTCGATTGGAAGTGCGCCTTCCATGTCGCAGAGGTCTTCGTAGGTGATTGATTCGCCCTTTGTGACCTCGACCTTCTGACCGTCCTCTGGAGTCTCGGCAAGGATGCCCTTTGGAGAGTTGGTTCCAGCACCGCTGACGATTGCACCCTCTATAGAGCGAAGCATCGCATCGGAGACCTGCTTGACGAAGAGAGCCTCGAATGCGGAAAGGGTCATTCGTGTAACTTCCTCGGACATCGAAATCTCGCATCTGAGCTTGAAGTGGGAGAAGACGATTGACGTTCCAAGTGTCTTCTTCTGCTTGTCGGATGTCTCGGACTCACCGACCCATGTTGCGACTGGCTTGAGGCCGTCCACTGGAATCGTCTGACCCACTGCATAGGCCGTCTTGGAGACCATGTTGTAGATTACACCCAACTGCTCGAACTTCTCGATTATCCTATTGATAAGATTCTGTGGAATCACCTGACCTACATCGGTCGTCTTGGTCGTTGCATCGGCTCTGAACTCCTCTGCCATGACACCAGTTGCAATGTACTGCTTGAAGGCCTGTCTATATTCCATTCCATCGTTGTCGATGTCCTTGGAGCCATTGACCTTCCTCATGTCGAGTCTGTCCTCGCACTCGTTGAGGGCTTCGACAAGACCTCTGATTTCCTCTTCGATGGCATCCACTGTGTTGGACAGCTTACCACGAACCTCTGCGCTTTCCTCTGAGACCATGGACTGCTTCACCTTTGCAAGTTCAGCCTTCCTAGCCTCAAGCTGTTTCGTAAGAAACTCCTTAATCTTCATAATGTCACCTCACATAGGATTTTGATGTGGCTTCGTTTGTCCAAACGCCGTCGGACTCCTGTCCAGTCGTCTTCAAGTCCAAGCCCTACCACAATGATAACCCCAAATCGACTTGCAATCAAGATACTGTCACTATATACTGTAGACTGTTTCTAGGTCTTCATATTCAGAAAGACCTCCCTCTGCAAAGGGTGGTCTTTCCTTTTGTATAACGAGAATAGAAGGATTCCTCGTACTAATGCTATTCAGTGGGGATGTCGAGTATCCAGTTCTTGCCATTGATGGTCGTCTTCGCATCCTCGCTTAGATTGGTCGAGTAGGAAGCCTGCTCGAACCTGATTGACTTGGAAGCACCGACATCAAGGGTCTTGAGCTTGCTTGCCAAGTCGTTGCAGGAAGCTGTCGTCAGTACGGCTCCAATGGAACAGACTGGAAGGTCGTTCGCCACAGCGTCCAAGTTTTGAGGGAATATGATTCCAAGTGTCTGTGCATCACCTTCCATGGATATGGAACCCTTGAGATTCTTCCACTTGCCGTGCATCCAGTCCAAGTCAAGGGTAGCACTGGACTCTCCAGTGACGGTCTTGAGATACTGGAACGTTCCGTCAAGCGTCCATATCTCAGGCAACTTCATCTTGTCAACAAGATTGGAGAAGTCGTTTACTATAGTTATGGGAGCAGACTGGAAGAGGTTGTAGAGCATTGCATCGTTGACCTTGATTACACCCTTCATCCCATCCTTCTCACAACATAGATATATCTGCTTGTTATCCCTATCGAAGCCAAAGTATACGGTCGCCTCGAATCCGTTCTGGCTCCTCGAAGAGTTCCAGTTGGTTATCTGAGGGGCGCTCGCCCTAGTGTCCACAAGGTTCAGATGCCACTGTGCATGGGGCGAAGCGGCTGTAACCCCCAACCATTCGCCTATGGAACTCGCCGCTTTGTCCTGCTGTACGAAAAGGGAACCATAATAGTCATGTTCCGTTATCCCGCAGTCTATGGCGTTGTCCTTGCTTGTCATTGCAGTCGCACTCGTGAGCTTTCCACTGGAGTCGTGGGTCAGAATCAGCTCATCCACATATTCAGGAAGGGGCATTCCAAACCTGTCGGAATCGAACGCCTTGTTGCCTTCGTCTATGACCTTCTCCACAACCCTTCCTCGGAAGAAGGACTTGAGGAACTTCATATCATCTGGAAGAGGATGCTTTACACCCTGTGCGTCCGTGTAGCAACCGCTCTTGCCAAAGAGCCTCTTCAAAGCATCCGTAGTCCTGCTCATACACCGTACCTCACCATAAGGGCCGCCAAATCTGCATCAATCCTTCTCTCTTCGACCTTCTCCACAAACGGACAACCCGCCTCCTCACGGCTACGGGCGTTTATCTCGGTTCCGTCATATGCAGGAACGTCCACAATGGAAACATCGTATATCTTCTTGAAACGCTTTATCTTCCTAAGCGGTACGTCCCCTCCGTCGCCCTCGAACCAGTCAGACTCCGCTATGGTGAAGGCGAAGCTCATTTTGTCCAAAAGACCAGCCTGTACACGCTTGTATATGTCCCTAGAGTCCTGAGTGTCCAAAAGGCTTGCCCTTATCTTCAAACCGTGGTCGTCAACCATCAGCTGTAGACTGCCGTTGCGAGTCCTCGCAAGGATTGGAACACTGTCCCCGTGGTTGTACTTGAGAGGTACGTCCTTGAGGTCTGCACCATCGAATGCGCTGGTGTCTATGATTTCACGCCATCCCCATTCAGGTGCGCCAATCATCGTCTCCTGATTGAATACACATGCGTATCCTTCGAGTATCATTTCATTGGAGCCTTCCTGCTCCAAAGCCCTCAGCTCTATCTCCCTGATTTCACGATTCATTGGCATCGTTTCCCTCCGTGACCGTCGTCTCGGTCTCTTCGACCGTCTGCTTCTGCTGTATCTGCTGTGGATGGGACTGCTTGCTCCCAGAGTCCACATCAATCAATGTATTATAGCCCTGTGCTATGGTTCTACCCATCTCGTTTGGCATAGGTGGCAGACCGAACATCTCCCTGAACTCGTCTTTCATCATGCTACCGCTCGGAACGGCAATCTGCGAGAACGACAGCTTCTCCTGAGTCGTCATGAACTCGATTGCACTCGGATAGAACAGGATTCTGTTTCCGAAGCTCTTCTCACGGGCGGTGAACATCCTCTTGGTGAAGGCCTCCCCCAAACCCTTGATGTCGGACTCGAGCGCATGCTCGTAGTAGGCCTCCTTCTGGGTCTTGGTATAGTCTCCACTCAGTATGGCAAGAGGCGTTCCGCTGGCTCGGAGTATGTTCTCGTACATGAACTTGATGGTGTCGGTGTCCACCAGCTTCACGTCCTTCTTCATGTCTATGTACTCGGTCTTGTAGTCCGTGACCATCAGCCCCGACTCGTTGTTGCGGAGCATGGAGACGAACGCCTCACGCTCCTTGGCAATCTTCTCGTCCGACATCATCGAATTGACCTTGAGTATGCCGTTGACCTGATAGGACGCATTAAGCGCCTTTCCTATGCTCTGGAGAAGGCTGTTGTAGTACTTGACGCTCTGGTTGAGGTTCCAAGCATCCCTAGAGCCGTTGCCTCCAAAGTAGTCGTCCACTCCGTAGTCCTTCTTCCAATGGATTATGTCCTCTATGGGTATGGTCGGATTGTAGCCGTTGGCGAATGCAAACTTGTAGTACATCCCACCTGTCCTGTCCACAAGCACTTCGACCGTGGACGGCTTGAGCGGATAGAGTCCGTCGTACACCTTCTCGCCCATGTCGCTATAGTGGTACGTCGGATAGATGTAGACGTTCTTGTTCAGCTCCAAGAGAATGGTTATCTTCTCAAGGAACTCGCTCTGCGTCATGTATTCGTTGGGTTCATCGAGAAGACGCTGTATGTTGCCCCACACACCCTCGACCTCCCCCTTGTCAGAGCGTCTTATGTGCCGTGGCTGAAGCTTCTTGAACTCATTGGCCTTGCATCTTATGGACTGCACAACTATGTCGGAGCCGTACAGCTGTTCGCCGCCCCAATCACCCGACACCGCACTGCTACCGAAGTTCACTGGAGCAAGCGTGAGATTGCCAGCGTCGGGGCTTCTCCCTTTCTTTCTGAAAACGTCAAGTATCGACAATCTTGTTCACCTCGCTATAGTTACAGTACTCCCCCCTGTTATGATACAACGTTGCATAGGCTATAATCAAGGCCACAGCTCCGTCTATCCTACGACTGGCTTGGTTGTTTATCTTCATCGCCATGCACCGCCCCAGATTGTCCACGATGGCGCAGGTGTTGCCTAGACACCATTGGGTAATCGGATTGTTGGAGTACTGCACGTTCCTGCTCTTGAAGTCGGCCTCCAGTATCTTCATGGGGTTGCTCATGGTCTGGGCGTTCTGGTAGACCATCTCGCTGTCTATGCCGTAGTCCTCAAGACGCTCCACGAACGGTCGGGCGAACCTGTTGTCATATCCGACCTTGAATATCTTGATTCGATATGTCCTGCATAGGTCTGCGAACCAGTCAGCCACCAAGCGAACGTCTATGTCGTTGCCCTCGCATACCGTGAGATAGCCCTTCTCGGCCCACTCCCTGTACTTCGCTCCACTGCTCGAATCCGCATTGACCTCCAGCTTGGTCTGCGGAATCCAATAGTGCGACAGAATGAACTTGCGACTGTCATTGGGGAGCGTCACCAGAAGATGCGCCACGGTGAGGTCTGTGGTCTCGGACAAATCCACCCCACCCAAACACACACAGCCTGCAAAGCTCTCAGGATTGTATTCCGGCATCGGATAGATATAGTCGTCCATCAACAGCCAGCTGTCACTCGTGTTCTGCTTGATGTTGAAGTCCTTGCAGAGAATGAACGTGCGGTCGGCCTTGCTTATCTTGGCTATCTTGAGCTGGTCTTCCAGATAGTCCTTCTGCTTTATCACCCCCAAAGTGGGATTGCTCTTGTACCAGCTATCTGGATTCTGCCACACCTCCTGCTCGCTGTCCTGCGTATACATCCAAACTAGGAAGGATGGGTTGTCAATCTCGTCGTTTATCGTGGCTCTTGCCTGTTTGGTCAACTCGTCCAAGAGGCCTCCGTTCACAAACCCCTCGGTCGTTATGCACACGAGCTTTGGATTGGACTTGATGGATTGCGACTGCTCTATGGACTTGTAGATTTCGTTGGTCTTCATCTCATGAAGTTCGTCCACGATGCCGAAGTCTATGTTGCGCCCTTCCTTGTTCTGCGTCTTCTGGGTCAGCTTGAATATCTTGGAGTCTGTCCTACGGTTCCAGATGTTGCTTATGTTCTTCTTGGTGCGCTTGTTCTCAGGGTCGAACAGCTTACGCATCGTATCTATGCCCAGATACAGGATGTTGGCCTGAGTGTCGTCGTTGGACGAACACACTATGTCGCTGCCCTTCGCCCCAACCATCAACTCCGTAAAGGCCAACGCTATGGTCAGTTCGCTCTTGCCACCTTTTCGTGAAAGCAAAAGAAGGGCCTTGCGGAACCTGTCCTTCCCACTGTCCCGCCACTTGAACGAATACAGGCACTCTATGAAGGCCTTCTGCCACAGCATCAGCTTCATGGGCTTTCCGTAGAAGGGGGATTTGGTGAGCTTGCAGAAACGCTCCATGAACGCCATGCGGAAGTCGGCCTCCTTGGTGTCATAGACGAACCGTGGGTCGCACATCTCGGAGACGTACTTCTCCAAGGCGATGCGCAGTTCACGACCTATGACCACCCTTCCTGCTCTGGCTTCCTCAAGATACTGCTCCAGATACGTCAAAGCTCGCCTCCATCGGAATGGCAGTAGTCCCACCATCGCTCTACATACGGAATCTGGGACACATCCACCTTCATGGCCTTGGCTATGCAGTCCTCTCTGGTGGAGTCCACATACAGAGGTTCAGCCCCCAGCCGATTGATTAGGGACTCGTCCTTGGTGGAGTTCACGACCCAAGCGTTGCTCCATCCACCGTTGCGGGTCATTATGCTGTCCAGAAGGCAGTTCCTTACTGCAAAGGCCACTGGATTGAGTCCTTTGGGTTTGTGGTATTCGCCCAACCCTCCATTGATGGAGTTCCATATCGAACCCATGTCCACAACCAAGTCGGCTACGCCCTTGTTGCGCTTAACAAAGTCGAGCTTCCCTGCGAACGGACTGCCCCATACCCAGTAGACCTTCTTCTGAACCTGTCCGAAGCGTTGGTGAAGCTCGTTGTGCGTCCTGAACGATACGACCTTGAGGTTCCCTAAATCCAACGACACGGAAAGGTCGTTCACATTGTCCACCGTAAGCTCGACCACATGGTGAACCACCATGTCGCACTGCAAGGGTATGGGTTCATGTGTGATTTCGTCACGAACCACTCCATTGAGGTCGGTTGCACGCTCGATTGCAAGCCTTCTGACCCTCCTCCACTCCTTCGACCTGTAGAAGGACGGCAAATCGGTGAACATCATGTTTTCCTCCATTTCTCGTCCAGAATCTGCGGAACGGCGTTGTTCCATCTGACCATGTGGTGGAGCCTTATGTGCTTGTCCCCCATGGGGCGCACTATACAGCACGAAGGGTTGCACATCACGGTGTAGAAACTCTTGAGGTACGTTCCGCTGTCTATGTAGACCTCGCTCATGCCTCCATCCGATTGCTGGGTGGCGGTCTGTTGCAGCATAAGGTTGGTTATCGTGAAAATCCTAGCCCCTCGCCCTCCTAGGGACAGATAGGTGTTGGCATCCTCGTTGATGCGACCCACGAACTGGAACGGCCTCCAAGAATCGCAGAAGAACGAGTTCATGGCCTTGCGCCTTAGAGGTTCGTCGATGAACGTATTGGACTTGCCCGTTATGAAGTCGCCCCCTTGCGCCCATGCTACGATATGCGCTCCAGAGGCATCCAGAAACCTCACTGTGGCCTCGAACAATGAATCAAGGTTCCTTACATTCCGTCCCATCAGCTTGCCATCCTCACGCCATCTGTGCTGGAAGTTGGTGTAGTCGTCGTCAAGCTCCAGAAACCATCTGACCCCCACCTTCCTCGCCAAATCGAAGCATGCATTGCGGGCATAGACCACTGTGCGCCTCTCGTCGAAGTTGTCCATCGCATCGAACGTCTTGGCGACGACGGCCTTGCTGAACACCAATACGGATTTCGTTCCGAACTCGGCAATATATGACAGCACATCGTCTTCGTCGTCCACCACGATGTACGCATCCCCCGTATATCCAAGCCTTCTGATGGTGTCCAAGGTCTTCACCTTCTTAGCACGCCCATGGCTCAGTATGAAAACGCAGAAGTCCTTCACTCTCAGTCCTCCCCCAAATCCTCGTCGATGGCCTTCTTCATGGCGACGTAGCCAAGCTCCACCGCCCTGCCGAAGTCTATCAGCACAAGGGCGCTGTCCTCCATGAGCCTCTGCACGTCCTTGGAGGCATGGCAGTAGTACTCGGCGATTCTGCCGTAGTCGAAGACTATATGCCTGTAGGATGCGACCTCTAGGAAGCCCTTGATGTCGTCTGGTATCGGAGCCTCTCTGATGGCATCGGAGAGAGCCTTCTGTTTGGTGCGGTCATATAGCTCGGACAGCTCTGGAGCGAAGTCCTCCTTGGCCTCGTATTTTGGGATTTCGACCTTGTTGGTGTATTCGTTTTGGGATTCGTCCCCCTCCAAATCGGGTGCATCGAAACCGAATGCACTCATATCCAGCCGACTTAGGAACGATAGCTCGTCCTTGAGCTTCACCTCATCCCAGAGAGCCTTCTCCGAGACCTTGTTGTCCGCAAGCCTGAACGCCCTGATTTGCTCTGGACTCAGGTCGTCCGCAACGATGCAGGGAACCATCCACTCCCCACCATACAGCCGCATCACGGCCTTCACTCTGGTGTGTCCGCAGACAATCGTCCCAGTCGAATCCACGACGACTGGAACCTTGAAGCCGAACTCACGGATGCTGTTGGCGACCAGTTCAACCGCCTCGTCGTTCACCCTCG